CTTCAACGTAGCAGCACCAAGCGTTAGGGACTTTGATGCTGAAGTAATTAACTGCACTGAGGGTGGATTCCTTGAGTGCTTTCCAAAGGCAAAGATAACGGAGGTGTTATAATGAAGCCAGTGGAGACAGAACTTTTAACGGTCTATTGTTTTTTATTCAGTCTTGCTGGAGGTATAAAGGATAAAAAACAGAGGCAAAGGTTTAGAGATAAGATAGACCGGAAGCGTTTTAAATTAATAAAGGAGATGATGAATGACAGCTAAGATATTGCTGTTCGATATAGAGACAGCCCCAAGTATAACCTATACATGGGGACGATGGGATCAGAACATCGCACCATCACAGGTTATACAAGAAAGTCACATGCTCTGCTGGGCTGCTAAGTGGCTCGATAGTGATGAAGTCTTTTTTGATTCACTGCCTAATCACAAAGGTTATAAGCGTAACCCTACTGATGACAGTAAGATTGTAAAGACTCTATCAGATATCCTGAACGTAGCCGACATTGCTATTGCACATAATGGTGATGGGTTCGATATGAAATGGTTGCGTAAGCAGCTTGCGAAATATCGTCTTCCTAATGTATCAACTGCGAAGACCGTTGACACGCTGAAAGTAGCTAAGCGTTACTTTAACTTCCCGTCTAATAGGCTTGACGAGTTGGCTGCATACCTTGGTATCTCAGAGCGTAAGATTAAGACAGACTTTAATCTCTGGCGTGACTGTATGAACGGTAAGGTGGATGCTTGGCAAGCAATGCTTGACTATAACATCCAAGACCTGTATCCTCTTGAGGAAGTATACAAAGTCTTGAGGCCGTTTATGACCAATCACCCTAACGTTGGTGTATATGAAGATAACCTACAGATGTCTTGCCCTGTGTGTGGCGGTACTGAGCTTGTTAAGAATGGTTACTACCATACTAACCTGTCTAGGTTCCAGCGTTACAAGTGTAACGACTGCGGGAATCAGAAGATCAGAGGCCGTACTAACCTGCTTGATAAAGATGAACGTAAGGAGTTGCTGACTAATGCCCTCTAAACTAGACACACTAGTACCAGATATCTATAAGGTTTTGGATAAACTTAGTGATGGTATAGATATTACTCCTGACATTGAGCCTGAGTTAGATGCTCTAGTAGAAGATATACGAGAGGCTGTCCTTCATTGGGCAGTCCCTCAGGACAATTCAGGATCATTAAGGATGTCTAATGTTGGTAGACCCGACAGGCTTCTTTGGTTTGATGCTAAGTCACCTAAAGAACCAGAGCGTATGCCACCTTATGCACACCTTAAGTTCCTGTATGGTCATATACTAGAGCAGCTAGTCTTGTTTCTTGTTAGGGTATCTGGTCACGAGATCCAAGCAGAACAAGAGACAGTAGAAGTAGATGGTATTAAAGGCCACATGGATGCTGTCATTGATGGTGAAGTAGTTGATGTAAAGACTGCATCGCCTTTCGGGTTCAAGAAGTTTAAAGAAGGTACATTAGCAGAGGATGATCCCTTTGGTTATCTTGCTCAGCTTGCTGGTTACGAAGCCTCGCAGGGTACAGAAGAGGGTGGGTTCCTTGTTATTAACAAAGTAGATGGTGAGTTGTGTCTGTTCAGACCTGATGATCTAGACAAACCTAATATAAATATTAGGATCAACAGAGTCAAGGAAGTAGTACAGCTTGACACACCGCCTGATCTATGCTATAATGATGTACCTGAAGGCAAGTCAGGCAACATGGTAATCAATAAGTCATGTACTTTTTGTAACCATAAGCATGAGTGCCGTAAGGATGCCAATGATGGTGAAGGACTGATCATGTTCAGATACCACAACGGCATTAAATATTTTACACACATTGAAAGGATGCCTAAAGTTGAAAGAGTTAATTGATAAGATAGATAAATTCCTTGAGGATATAACACCCGAAGCACTGCTGGCTGTTACAGTAGGTATGGTTTGTTTCTGTGCTGGGGTGGCTATAGGGGGTGTATTCTTTTGAGAGGAACTAGAGCAAAGAAGCTACGCAGACGATCAGAAGAGATCATCGTAGAGTGGCTAAGGACTTTAGTGCCAGAGGGTGAAGAGCAAGAAAGGATTAACACTACAAACTATCAAGACTTTCTTCCTGAAGAACTTTACTACCGCGCTAATGGTACTACAAGACTACAGGCTATGACACCCAAGTACGTACAGAAGGCTCTTAAGAAGAACCTTAATGTTACATACAAGGACTTGATCAGTGCGTAAACCCAGAAAGGCTAGGCCTAAGGAGAAGAGAGTACCACGAGGTTACGATAGTAACTTTGAAGCACATCTAGATCAAGAGGTACTAGATGATGATTGGGTACACATCCCTACGCCAGACCCTGATCCAGTACCGTATGTTGTAGAGCATACTTACCATACAGACTTCATGAGGATAGAAGATGGTAAGAGGATTTACCTCGAAGCTAAAGGACGCTTCTGGGATTATCAAGAGCATAACAAGTACGTATGGATTAAGAAGGCCCTGAAAGAAGACGAGGAGTTAGTGTTTCTATTTGCTGAACCTAACGCACCTATGCCGGGGGCAAGAAGACGTAAGGATGGTACTAAATATAGTCACGCAGAGTGGGCTGACAAGCATGGCTTCAGGTGGTATAGTGAGTATAGCTTACCTGAGGAATGGAAGAAATGAGGAACACGTTATGCCTGTAAATAATAATTTACCATCAGAGGATATAGTAGTAGGGCCTTTCCACGCTGACATAGTTAATAGGTTCTTTGAGGATACAGGTTCTACTAGAACTGTAACAGTAGGGGATGCCGTTAGCTACGACATCTGGTCGAGGGCTTACAGACGCTACGGAGAAGTCAAGGATAAAGAACCAAAAGGATATCCTGACAACAACCCTAAGACTTCTGTAGGGGCTACTAAGCTGGACTTGTCTTTAGTGCCAGAGTCTGCTATAATCTGTCTTGCAGCAGCCATGAAGAATGGTGCTGATAAGTATGGCCCGTTTAACTGGAGAGAACATACCATATCTAGTATGGTTTATATCGCAGCAGTTAAGCGCCATGTAGCTGCTTGGGTAGATGGTGAGGACTATGCAGATGATTCAGGTGTACATCACCTTGATCATGCAATGGCTTGTCTAGCTCTGTTAAGAGATGCAGAGTCTATCGGTAAGCTTAATGATAACAGACCACCTAAAGGAGCAGCAGCTAGACTGTTGAAAGAGTATGCGGATAACACTGCTACTGCTACTGTTGGTTAGCGGATGTATGTCAAAGACTCCTTGTGTTGAGAGACTAGACATACCCCTATCAGAATGCTTAGCTACTCACCACAGTAAGCCCTTACCTTCGGGCGGGGTTGTTATACGGTGTAAGTTCGGCAAAGAGATTTATGTTAAAGCTGGTGTTAAGATTCCACCAGATCCTTGTAATAATTGGAGATAAGATGGATCAGTATCAAACATACATACATCGCTCAAGGTACGCTAGATATCTTGACGATAAACAAAGACGAGAGACATGGGACGAGACTGTTACTCGTTACATGAACTACTGGGTTACGAAGGGGCTGCTGAAGCAAGGAAGTACTCTGTACAAAGAACTGTACGATGCTATTATTAACTTAGAGATTGCACCTTCTATGCGGTGTATGATGACAGCAGGAGAGGCACTTGACAGGGATAACGTAGCAGGATTTAACTGTTCTTATCTTCCTATCGACAGCCCTAGAAGTTTCGATGAGCTTATGTATATTCTACTGTGCGGTACGGGTGTAGGCTTCAGTGTAGAAAGAGATTACGTTAACAAACTCCCAGAGGTAGCGGATGAACTCCACGAAACCGACACAACTATCATTGTTTCCGACTCTAAAATTGGATGGGCCTCCGCTTTCCGTGAGCTTATATCTCTGCTCTATGCGGGTAAGATCCCTCGGTGTGATCTTACAAGAATTAGACCGAAGGGTTCACGACTCAAGACTTTTGGAGGCCGCGCATCAGGCCCACAACCGCTATCAGACCTTTTTAACTACGCCGTTGAACTCTTTAGAGGAGCTACAGGACGAAAACTTACGAGTCTTGAGTGCCATGATCTCGTCTGTAAGATCGCAGACATCGTTGTTGTTGGAGGCGTTAGAAGATCTGCCCTCATCAGCTTATCAAACGTCACTGACCAACGACTTCAAGGGGCCAAGAATGGGCAGTGGTGGTTAACACACGGACACAGGGCTTTGGCTAATAACAGTGCAGCCTATACGGAGAAGCCAGCATATGAGACTTATCTTAAAGAAATTACAAGTCTTTATGAAAGCAAGTCAGGAGAGCGTGGGATATTTTCTAGGGTGGCTGCTACTAATGTTGCTGCTAGGAATGGTAGGCGCGATACCGATAATATTGCTTTTGGAACTAATCCTTGTTCTGAGATCATTCTAAGACCTTACCAGTTCTGTAATCTGTCTGAGGTAGTAGTACGAGCAGAAGACACAGAGGCTACGCTAGCTAACAAGGTGCGGCTTGCTACTGTGCTTGGTACGTTACAGGCTACACTAGTAGACTTCAGATACCTTAGGAACATCTGGAAAAGAAATACAGAAGAAGAGGCCTTGCTTGGTGTGTCGTTAACTGGTATAATGGACAGCACACTGACTAATGGTACTGATAAGAAAGTGACTGCTAAACTACTAAGGGATCTAAAAGATGTGGCTATTAAAACCAATAGTGATTATGCTAGAGATTTTGGTATTAACCCCTCTGCTGCTATTACTTGCGTTAAGCCTAGCGGCACTGTTAGCCAGTTGGTGGATAGTAGTAGCGGTATCCATCCTCGTTTTGCTAGTGCTTACAGACGAAACGTTAGAGCCGATGATAAAGACCCACTTGCAATACGTATGGTCGAAGCTGGATTCCCTTATGAGAGGGACATTACAAACCCTAACAACCTTGTATTCGGATTTCCGATCAAGGCTCCGAAGGGGGCAGTGACTACTAAGGATATGGGTGCACTAGAGCAACTAGAACTGTGGAAGATTTATCAGGACAACTGGTGCGAACACAAGCCCAGCATGACCTGTTACTACACAGATGATAACTTCCTAGCTGTGGCTCAGTGGGTATGGGATAACTTTGATAGCATCTCTGGTATCTCTTTCTTGCCTTACGATGACCACGTATATCAACAAGCACCTTACGAGGAGGTAGATAACGAGACTTACAAGAGATTAGTAAAAGAGATGCCCAAAGGTTTTGAGTGGGACTTTGAAGAACTAGAAGATAACACAGAGGGTATGCAAACACTTGCGTGTGTTAGCGGGGTCTGCGAGTTGTGACACTAAGAGATTTATTAAAGTGGATTAGTGAGAACCCAGAGATAACCCTTGATTCGGAGTTATGGATAGAAACCGGAAGAGGTCTATCGAGTGAGGTTCACTTTGTTTACAGACTAAACAAGGGTGATATAATATTAGAAAGTAATAAATGGAAAAGATGAACTATGAGCTTTGCATTTGGTTTAAGGAATGGATTTTGTTTGGGGCTGGACATCTGTTCAGTAGACGGTGACTTAGTAGTAGAAGGTGGTAGAGCCTTCATATGGGATGGTATTGCAATCACATTTGCTTGCTTTCATATGCTGTTTGGATATGCGGAGGAAGTAGAGATCGAAGATGAGTGATGCTGTAGTAATAGCAGGAGTCTCTCTGGTCTTTTCCGATAACGGTAAGGGCCAGTTAGAACTCTGTACAGAAGTAACAACCACGGATGCTAAGAAACTAGTAGATATACTAAGCGACGAGGATTGGGTGATTGTTAATGCGGCTATTAATGCCCTACGTAGAGTAGGGAATAAAGTAGAACAAGAGATTCACAGAGAAATAGAGGCGGTTAGATCAGCATGAAAACATACGATAGAGTATTATCTATGCCTACAGAAAAAGAACTACTAAAAGCTGAGATAGCTTATAAGCAAGATATACTAGATACATGGCACAAAGACCAGTCTGGCGACGGGCCTTGGAGAAGATACAGAAATCTCCTTATGTTAAAGGAAATTTTGAGTGTCTTTCCTCCAGATCAGTATAGAGTCTGTGGTCATCCAGCCGGGGTCATTATAGACAATAAATGGATAGTGACTCTGCTATCTAAGAAGTGGAGAGTTAACGGTAAAAATAAATGGTATCGTTTAAAGAGCTTTGAGGAATTCAGGGATCGCTTTGTTAATAAGTCCAAAGAGCAGAAGGCTTTGAATCATCTCGATCAAGATGAACAAACACATTCTGATTAACACCTATCCTTTTACATCCCATGCTCGATGCAATCTCAATAAGCTTAATAGCATCGGCCCCGCCTACTTTAATGTCTACAGCCCGACCAGTACTATGTGCTCCGGGCTTAGACTTCTTCTTCTCGATAGGATGCTCAGGACACCGATAACCTGACGTTACTACCATAGGCTTGCCGTAAGCATGACGGACTACATCAAGCCACTCCATGAACTCTTGATCCCAATTCTCAGCCCCGCAGTGTTGACACTTCATCTCGTCTGATGTAAAGTATCTACTGGTCATCTACTACTACACTCCTATCGTACTGTAACCAAGCATGAGCTAGGCCGTCTACTAAAACCTCATCATGTTCTCGTATGCCTAATGAGTATAGCATAGCATGTAAGATCTCATGACGTAGTGTTAACTCTTTGAACTCCTCAGACTTAAAAGGTTTAACCAAATAGATTGTAGCTGTCTCTTCACAGCACCAACCATGAACCTTAGAGTCATCTACATTCTTCCTGAACCAACTCTGGGAGACTTCTTCGACTACCCAATTCCTCGGCCCAAGAGTGAAGTTCATCTATACTTCCTCTTAAGGGCATTAAGGATTAACCCTGAACCTTCAAAGGCATCAGGAACCTGCATAGTAGACTGATTAAGGGGTGGATTAACAATATCAGCAGCACCTGACTCTTCAACCATAGGGGGCTTAGGTATCTCTACCATGCCACCCGCCATATAACCTTCCCTGTCTTCACCATCCTGATAGAAAGGACTCTTACCTTCTTTCATCCGTTTCATGGCATGTTCTTTAGCCTTAATGATGATTGACCTTGGGATGTTCTTAGCATTACCTTCAAGCTGCATGTTTGATAAGATCTCTACTTCTTCAGGAGTCAGTGTAGGAACCATAGTAGGGATTTCTATCTCTTCTCCTTCTATTTCTATTCCTACAGAAACCTCAGTCATGGTTCCACCCTGCACCTTATTTTCTACAGGCCCTAAATAACCACGAGCAGATTTCTTAGCGCCATCTCGTCGGTACATAGAAGGGTCTTCTTCTACTCTACCACCTTCTGAGTACTTACTACGGAGCCTTACAAGGCCTCCCATAGCCTTAGATACCCTAGGGTCTGTTATATCAAAGGACTCTGCTCTGGTGGACTTGAGTTGATTACCACTAAACAATATCCAAGACTTCCTTGATGACCCTACACCCGCAGCCTCAATAGTATTATTGTACTCGATAGAATCAAATCCAAAGTCTTTAAACCAATCCTGTAGTTCTCTGTTAACCTTATAGACTGCCGCTTCATACAGGGTTTTGTCCTTAACAGAATCACTATAAGCTTCTTTAGGTACTTCTATTTCACTAAGCTTTGCCAACTCAGTATCAGATATCGGTCTATTAAGCTGCTTCTCAACGGCTTGCATAAGAGGGTGCATCTCTTTGTTAACACGTACTCTGTAGCTTTCGATAACAGCATCTACTGCGTCTATGTTAACATTAAAGTTCTTCATCTCTGAGACAAGTCCTGAGGTATCGGAGTCCCGCATTTTGGTGATGATATAGTCTTGGATCAGATCAATGGCTTCATCATCTTCTGCATCAAACACAGTAGAGTAGTTGATGTTTTTGTAAATAGCTTCTGCTGCTTCCATCGGGCGGTACATTCGACTGCGGTACTCTGATCGTCCTAACATATCAGGTATCAAATCCTGAGCAGCCCAGCCACTAGGCATATCTACATCTACAATTAATGGGTTCTTAATGCTGATGTAGTAGTCTGAGATAGAAGGGGCAGGTGCGCTTCCTCGCGTTTGTATAGATTCAGATTCAAAAAGCCTCTTACCTATTTTAAAGTTATAAAACGAAGGGGGCATTTTAGTCTGTATTAAGTTGGAGTCTCGCCACCGTACTGTATCTTCAATATATTTATCAAAAGATTCTAGGTCGTTGTAGTTAAGAGTGAGTTCTCCATTATCTCCTTTAGTAAATGACGGTACTTCCTCTAGTAGTTCCTCGTAATCAGGCTTACTTGAAATAATCTCATCAAAATATTTTGACTCTGCGGGAGTTAGTGTCACGCTTTTCTTTACTGACCCAAACATCTTCTCAGGATCTGTCTCGGCTAACATACGCTCTCTGGCTTCTGGAGAGAGGTTCCTGTCAGTTGTGTTATCTACATAGCGTATAACATCATCCCCATAGAGGATAGCTTCAGCCTGTACAGGATCATCTGCTACGTGTATGCCAATCTCTCTTGGGTTCTCACCTGCGTTAACCAACTCACGAGTAGGCTTATCGTTAGTAGTTGCACGAAAGACTTTCTCTTTGTGCTTAGAACCACGCATAAATTTAGAGGGGTTAGCTTCTGGCGTAGGAAATACATCAGGAAAGGCTATAGATTTATCTCCTTCTTCAGACAGTAACTTCGTAGGTCTAGTCTTAACATAGTCAAATGAGTCTGGGTCGGCCTGTTCAGACCACCTAATGCCGGGGCCTGATCCGTGTTCTGAAGAAATAAATCTAACAGGAACTTTAGTAACACCCTTAGCCTTAAGAGCATTCATCCTGTGTCTACCTTCGTGACCTACGACTTTAGCAGTACCTTCTCCGTCATTCTCAAACTTAAGGAAAGGTACATCATCGAACTTACCGCCTTCATCTAGGTGCTCGACAAGCTTTGTAGTACTCTTTCCGAACTCAGTATCATCACCTAGTTTTCTAGCCATGTCAAGGAATTCGTCTGGAGACATGAGCACTACAGTCTCTCTGGACTTATGTTTAATAGAGAGAGAATCAAAAGCTACATCGTTAAAGTACTCAGCCCCTTCCATCTGCTTAACGTCAGACATCTTAGGTAAGCGTTTAGGGGTTTCTCTAACCCTACGCACAATCGAGTCAGGCACTGGACGTATGTGTTCATTCAAGAACTCAGCAGACTTCTCATCAATCAGAGTAAGTTTCTTAGCATACTTAAGGTCTTTACCTGAACTAAGAATCTTGAACACCTCAGGATTAAGAGGCCCAGACGCTGCCATAGATTCCTTTAAGTTCTCTTGTGCTGCCTTACCTTGAGGTGCTGTATCGTAGTAAACATCAGCATCGTCTATAGTACGCCACATCTCCTTAGCTTCGGGGCCTAAGTTCTTAGCAGCATACAAGGGCCTGTATCCATCGTTGTAGGTATTCAATACCTCGTCACGAGTGTATAGGATTATATCGTCATACTCATCCTTCGTAATGTCCGTCTTAATCGGACTCTCGCCCTTAGCCATCTGAACATTATCCACCTCAACCATATGAGAGAAGTTCAGTTTCTGGTCTTCGCTTATGCCGTACTTCTTCATAAGCTCATCACCCTCGAAGGAATCTAGCGGGATGATTCTATGTACGTCACCTCGATCATACGTACCCTTACGCTGCTGCCTATGCTTAGGCGTAGACTTATTGCTTACCATGAAAGAGATCTCGACAGGTTTGTCAAGGTCTTCCGTCTTCAGCGGGTTTCCTGCTAGACTTTCTAGCGCCCTCATGTTAGCTACTTCAGGAGTATCTGGCCTAAATAGGTGGCGCAAGTGAGGGACAATAGTCTTAGATACCTTAGATGCTAAGCCTCCAAGAACAAAACCTATCCTATCTGCTGTATCGCTATAAGATTCTCCAGTGTAAGGGTTTCTTCGTTCAGTAGGATCAGAAGGAAGGCCCGGAAAATCTACTACACCGCCTTCAGCAAAAGCACCTCTTGAACTTTTACCGCCGCCTATTTTACCATCAAACCCCAGATCTTTATCTAGTTCTCTAAGCCACTTATCATACGCTTGCCGAGTTCCCTTACCACCAATAGCGTCCATAGCGGCATAGCCGGGAATCATTGTCCCAGCAGTACCCATAGGGCCTGATCCATATCTAATAGACCTAGCTATATGACTAGGTAAGGGACCAAACATCCCGACACCATGCCCCACAATACCGTACCTATCTCCAGCTTGTTTAGATCTTAAAGCTACGTCAGCTATGATACCGTGTCCACCCCACCTAACCACGCTGTCTACTAAGATTTCATCGGGGTCTTTATTAAGAGACTCTCCTTGGCTTCTAGTCATGTTACCAATCGTAGCAACTGCGGTCATGACCCCTGCTGTCCCCAAAGTCCTAGCATTCTGGACAAGAGCATCATCCCCTCCTAAACTCCTAGCCATCTTCTTCAATACCACATTTGAGAAAGCCGTGGGATAACTCATTAACTGGAACAACAGACCAGTAAACGGGTGGTTCATCACGTTAGGTTTAAGAACATTCGTTCTATTAGGGTGCAGGATAACACCAGACGTATAACGTGCAGCCGCCCTCTCGATGCTCTTGAAGTACGCATCGTCCTTAAGAGCACCGCGAGTAACCCACTCAATACCTTCTTCGGGGGAGATACCTAAGTCAGCCAACTCATTAAGCAATCGAGTCCTTCTAGCTGCTCTCATGTACGGCTTAGCGCCTGCATGTGCTGCGTCCTTAGCAAGCTCCTTCAGGTTCGTCTGTACAATATCATGTCCTGCGTGATAAGCACTCATCTCTACGAACTTCGTCCAGTCCGTAAGGGCAGTAACTTTAAAGAAACCGTTCTGGAGCTTACGTGCTGTCTTGCTCGACATCTTATAGCCTGTCAAGCCTTCTACTCTGTCCTGTGCTGCTCGGCTAGTAGCAATATTAAACCTAGCCATCGTATCCCAAATTTCTGGCTTAGTCATATTGTGTTTGACTTGCAGAGTTTCTAGCATATCAAGACCAAGCTTTTTATTAGCTTTAGCCACCATACTATTATAGCCAGTTACAGCACCATAAGCTGTTGTTTTACCTGCAACTTTAAGAGAAGACCCTACACCTTTAATCGCTTGAGTAGGTGTGGCGTTTAAGGTTAACAGGGCCACCTCAGACAGGGACGAGAGCGTTGCTAAAGGAAGCAACGACATCTGGTATCCAAGCATTACCCCATCTACCCACGGCTTGAAGGTGGGCGAGATACCTTGTACTTCGTTGGCTGCAATCTGATAGGTTTGGTTAAGTAGGTTCCTCTCACCCGCCGATAAGCCTGCGCCTTCTGCTCTAATTCCAGAAGCCTCCAGCTCTAGGGCAATATTATCCAACCATTTCTCATTAAACTGAGCGCCGTTCTTAACGCCTAAGGTTTCTACTAAACCAAGTTTATGTCCATGATCAAAGATATAGTCCAGCATAACTTCCTCAACATTATTGTCAAGGAATTTAGAGAACATATTATCGTCTTTAATATCTTCAAGGGATCTTGAAGGAGAGAACGCTGGTCTTCCTGCCTCCAATGATTGCCCCTCATTAGAGACAGCCAACATATCACGGTATATTTTAGAAGCTACTTGTCTAGCATTAACTAGCGTCTTTGTTTCAGGATCAATCTTTGGCTTTGCTTGCCCAGACGCAACCAGAAGATCAAGGAACTCTTCTCTGTTTTCTTGCATGACCTTCCGGTTCCAGACACGAGGCACGTAGTTCTCGTGAAAACCTATGTCGATATCCAGTGCCTTAGCATGGCCGTGCATAAGGTCGAGGTTTTCTCTAATCTGATCGCCTGCTTTTTTAATAGCGTCATCAGGGTATTGACCATCAAAAGATAGCTCCCCGCCTCGGAGGTAGTACATCAAGCGATTATTAACTGAATCATCTACCTTGTTAGTCAGCGGATCTTTAAGAGTATCGAATGCTTTCTTAAAGTTTACTGCGTAATGACCAGTGATTTCATTGACAGCCTCGCCCATAGTTCGACCAGCTACCTCACGCTCTCCTCGTAACGGACGAGCCATATCATAGGACAGAGAATTCATCAGCTTCTTAGCAGTGGGAGAGTATTTGGATAACTCTACAAGAGCGCCCGTAGGCTTACCATACGTTTTAGCTAAAGCATACCTAGCTTTTTGTGTAGCTTCAAAGACCGTAGGGCTGTTCATTATTTCTTGAAACTTACCACTAGACTTTACAACCACATCGTCTACAATCTCGTCAGTCTCCATGAACTTATCGACTGCGCGGCTATCG